CGCGACGGCATGGGAAACCGGCAAGAGCATTTCGGTGAACAACGAGCGCGCCTACAACGGCTATATCTACAAGGCCCTGCAAGCGCACACCAGCGCGGCGGAGCTGCGGCCTGACATCGCCCCGACCTATTGGGAGCGCGGCAAGTATGTTGGCGGCATCAGCAACGACGGCACGCCAGACGCCGCGCACCAGACCGGCTATCGGACGCTGAACGGCAGCGGCCCGCTGGACTGGTATCTTGGCAGCGATCCCGCGCTGCTGGCGGACATCATCGGTTCTTCCATGGAACAGCAGTACGGCTATCGGATCGTCGATTGCGAGCTGCAAATCCTGGAGAACAACAACGCCGCCGACCCGGACGCCGACCTGTCCGCTTCTTCCGCCGCGTGGAAAGCGATCCTGCCCAACGCGGGCGACGACGGCTACACGCTGGTTGCCCCCGGCACCACCGGCACGCTGCATTGGAACTGGCTGAACGGGCATATTACCCTGGACACGCAATGCGACGACATGACCGTTGGCAGCAAGGGCGAGAGCTTCAGCACGGTTGCCGTGAACAGCACGAACCTTCCGTATGTGCCGAGCATCGTCAAGGAGCTGGGCCTTATCAAGACCGACGCAAACGACGACACCCCCGGCTATTACTACGTCAACTTCACGGCGGGCGAGCGCTTCCCGCGTCGCGGCGGCGGCTACGCCAACGGCTCCGGCGCGGGCTTGGGGTTTGTCTACTCCAACTACGAGCGCGGCTATGCGAACGGCGTCTATGGCTGCCGCCCGCGCTCCCTCTGAACCCCTGACGACTGAAAACTGAATCCCTGATGGGGCCGCCCGGTAGGGCGCGCCCCCGTCTCCCTCCATCACGCGCGCGTTAATAGATTCGGTGACGCGCGCGTGATAATGTTCTGATAAGGTGAAATGGTATGCCGGAATTTAAGTACGACGCAAAGAATCCGGGGCCGTGCTGCCAGAAGATCGACGACATGATCTGCTGGGCGCGGCCTATCGTAGAACGATGGCCGAGCTTCCACAAGCGAAGCCTGGGCGTGGACATCATGCAGGAAATGTATACAATGCTCCGGCTGGCGACGAAAGCACGGCTCAAGTACATGAACAAAAGCACGCTGGGCGACCTGGACACAAGCAAGGCCGTATTGGACGTGCTGATCCAGCAGGCCAACAAGACCGTATTCACCGCAAAGAACGGACAGGAAAGGCGTCTGCTCACCGATCAAAGCTACGGCGTGTGGTCTGGAAAGATCGCGGAAATCGGGGCCTTAATCGGCGGCTGGATCAATAGCGTATCTGGCCGGAAAAGCAGCGACCATAAGGGGAACGTGCCGTGAATTGGACGGCCTGGATCGCCATGCGTTCGTTAGCGCTTCCCGCGTCGCGGCGGCAACTACAACAACGGCTCCAACGCGGGCTTGGGGTATGTCAACTCCAACAACGAGCGCGGCAATGCGAACAACAACTATGGCTGCCGCCCGCGCTCCCAGCATACATCACGCGCCGCGAGATCACGAATCAGCGGCCATCCTTCTGATGGGAGGGGTGCGTTTCCGTGGCGGTGAAAACCGCCTAAACAAAAATCCCGTGCTGCTCCGGCAAGAACGCTCCAAGGGGAAAAGGCGGCGCGGGAATCGCCGCGAAGCGTCCGGGAGGACGAAAGGCCGAGGCTGTCAGCAGCATACCCTAAAGCCTTTTAGGGGATTACAGTCAAAGCTGCATGGAAACATCACGCGCGGCCCACGCAGGGCGGGGTGAACATTTTGGAAGGGCTGCACAATCTGAAAGACCGCATCTGCGACTTTGAAAACCTGATGGGCGCATACCGTGACGCCGCAAAGAGCAAGCGGTATCGCAACGAGGTTTTGGATTTCACCTTCAACCTGGGCGAAAATCTGCTCCAGATACAGAAGGAATTACGGGAAACGACCTATAAGGTCGGCCCGTACAGAGAATTTTATGTACGCTATCCGAAACCGCGCCTGGTCATGGCGCTGGGCTTCCGGGATCGCGTGGTGCAATGGGCCATCTACCGGCAGATCAACCCCTATCTTGACAAGCGCTATATCAAACACAGCTACGGATGCAGGCGCGACAAGGGCACGCTGGCGGCGGCGGAGTGCCTGCAAAGCTGGCAGCAGCTTATCAGCCGGAAGCCGGACGCGGACGACTGGTATCTGATAAAGGGCGACATCAGCAAATACTTTTACCGCGTGGATCACGGGAAGGTGTTGCAGAGCTACGACGAAACCAGCGACGATCAATGGTATCGCTGGCTCATGGGCGTTATCATCAACAACCCGGACGTGCCCTTTGGCCTGCCGCCGGGAATGAGGCCGGACGATTGCCCGCGCGCCCTGCGGCTGTACGATGTAGGTATGCCCATCGGCAACCTGACCAGCCAGGAAACGGCCAACCTGTTCCTGGACAAGCTGGAGAAATACTGCAAACACGTCCTGCGGCTCCATTTCTATGTGCGCTACATGGACGATTTCTGCATCCTTGTGAAAGGCAAGGAGGAAGCGCGGCGGGTATTCGCCGCCGTGAGCGCTTTCCTGCGGGACGAGCTGGCGCTTGACATCAGCCCCAAAAGCCGCATCCAGAAAGCGACGGCCCCGGTGGAGTTTGTGGGGTATCTGCTGACGCCACACGGCATCCGCATGAGGAAGAAAACAACGCGGCATATCAAGCGGGCGCTGAAACACGTTATGAGCGCTTTCGCCTACGGGGCGATCAGCTATGACGCGGCGATGGAAAGCGTGATCTGCTACATCGGCATGTGCAAGCATTGTAACGGCTACAATATGCTGCGCTGGATCGAGGAACACTTTGTACTGCAAAGGTGCGAAAACATGAATAACGCGAGCGATCAGCCGCCGGGGAACAGGCGGCATTTTTATAGAATCGTCGAGGCGGAGGACAGCCTTGTGGATATTTGGCTGACACCGGGCGAGGCTGTTCCGGCCTACGACGACCTGACGGGACGAATGGACTTTGACATCCGCGTGCTTTCGGTGCGCGGGATCGACCCAAAAGATCCTCAATGGGGCGGAAGCCTTGAAGAACACATACGGATGCACTATGGCGACTGGCTGGAAAGCGCGGAGGTGATTTATTTATGATTTCTGCATGGCACCTGGTTTGGATTGTTCCCGCATCGGCCCTTTTTGGCATGATCCTTGCGGCGCTCATCTATGCCAATGGGAGGTAAAGATGCTGCGCGCGCTGCTTTGGGCAGCTATCGGGCTGGGCGTTCTGGCCCTGCTCTTTTTGATTTTCAGCGCAGTTGTCATTATTGCTATCGCATGGACGCATTATCCGTATGGCATACGACGAAAACGCAAGAAGGAGGATAAAGCGTGAAGAAGATTGCGGACATCAGCCATTACCAGGGAGCAATCGACTGGAAACTGGCAAGGGAAGATTTGGAGATGGCGATTTTCCGCGCCAGCGTGGGGAGCAACGCGGACAAGCGCTATCTGCAATATACGGAGGATTGCGGGATTCCCTACGGCGCGTATCACTACGTCAAGGCCGGGACGGCGGAGGCGGCCCGGACGGAAGCAAGGTGGTTTGTGGCGTGCGCGAACAAGGCGAAGCGCAGGCCGCTTTTTTATATCGCCGACATCGAATACGAAGCGCAGACAGCCACGACAACCGAGGCGGTATGCGTGGCGTTCCTGGAGGAGCTGCGGGCGCTGGGCTGTGAGAAGATCGGCCTGTACATCAACACGCGCTACAAGTGGGCGGGCAGGGCGATTGCCCTGTGCGATATTATGTGGATTCCCCATTGGGGAAAGAACGACGGCAATATCCCCGCGCAATCGTCCGCGCCGAAATACTACTGCGACCTTTGGCAATACACCAGCAAGGGCAGGGTGAACGGGATCAGCGGCAACGTGGATTTGGATATGCTGTACGGCGACAAGCCCCTGGAATGGTTCACCGGGGGCGGCGCGGCGGAGGAACAGACGGAAGAACCGGCAGAAAAACAAGAGGAGGCGGCAGACATGGGATTTGACAGGCAGAAGGTAATCGACATCGCTTTGGCCGAGGAAGGGTATCTGGAAAAGGCCAGCAACAAAGACCTGGACAGCAAAACGGCCAACGCGGGCAACAAGAACTATACCAAGTACGCGCGCGACCTGGACGCCATACCAGGCTTCTACAACGGCAAGAAGAACGGCTACGCCTGGTGCGACGTGTTTGTGGACTGGTGCTTCGTGACCGCCTACGGCGTGGACGACGGGCGCGCCCTGCTGTGCCAGCCCCTCAAGAGCTGCGGGGCTGGATGCAAATACAGCCGCCAGTATTACAAGGCCAAGGGCAGACTGTTTGAAAGCCCGGAACCCGGCGACCAGATTTTCTTCTATCCGGCGGACGGGATCGGCGGCAGCGCCATTTCCCACACCGGCCTTGTGTACAAGGTGGA